CCGTTTTTTCACGGGTTTCGAGTTCTCTATTCTGTCTGTTCTGACTCATTGTTGTTTCCTCATTAGTTCAGCAACCTGTTTGGCGTATGTTTCCAGCGGTACCCCAAGTTTTTTCGCGATAGCGACTTGTGATTGCGTAAGCCTAATTTTGTTAGGCGCTGTGCTCCGCGTAGCGGGTGCAACCACATTGCTAGATTTTCTTCGGGTGCTCTCTGGTTGATCTTCTATCCCATCATCAAATTGATCGGGGAATACTGTTCGCATACGAGAGTTAATTTTCTCGTAGTATTCATTTGATCGCGGGTCAACCCCGGTTTTCGTTAACTTGTTGTGCAACCCTAGCGCAAATGCGGTCATTTCGTCGTCATCGCCAAACCATGGGTTATCATCGCGCCATGTTTCAGCTTTGTCGTCACGCTCGACCTGCGGTTGAGGTGCAGTTACCTGCGTTTGTACAGGAGTTTCGGGTTGTTGTAAACCCCGATTTTCTTTAGGTTTCAGTGCGTTAACTTTGTCTGCACGTATTTGAGCAGCGTTCAAAGCAGTCTGAGCTGTTAAGATAGCTTCAGATTCCCCCGCCTCGTACGCGTCCTTGTACTGACGCTGCGCTACAGCTATCTCACCTGCTACTTGCCGCTTTGCAGACTCAATCAACGAGTTGTGGCTTTTGTCCACCGAACCCTTTAGCTTTTCGTTCTCAGCCACCAAGTTTCTAGCATAAGATTCAAGGGCTTCTTGCTGGCGCATCGCCTCTTCTTTGGCCCTACGCTCGTCATGATAGCCCTTACTAAAGTGTTTAATCCTAGTTTTAACTTTTTCAGAGTAGTTTTCTAACTCGTCCTCAGTTACTTCTTTGGGGGGTTCAGACGCCTTGCGGCCCCGATCTTCTGGTGGCGTATCGTCTTCTACCTCGATCTCTACATCGCCCGCTTTAATAGTATCTTTGGCGGACTTCATATTCTCCCGCCCAACCGCACCTTCAACCTCTAGGGGCGCGTCTTCTTCGACAAGATCAACCTCAACTTCTTGAGATGCCTCGTTTTTATCGGGATCGGGAAACTCAAATTCTACATTTTCTCTAGGCATGGTTTACTCCTTATGCACGCGAAACAGCTCGCGGATCGTCTACAACGGCCTCAATAGAGTCGTCATTCATTAAGCGAAACTCCTGCCCGTTCACCTTAAAACGCGTACCGGTGTTGGCTCGGAACATCACGTGGTCGCCTACTTTGCACCAAGGCCCAGTAGGAAAGCGCTCTTTATCGCTGTACGCTTGCTCGCCCATATCAAGCACAGACCCCACAGTAGACAGGATATACTCCTCTCGACGAGTAGATTCCGCCTTAATAAGCCCGCTTTCCCCGAAAGTATCTTCGACGTTAGGCAGGGCAATCAGGACTCGATAGCCTACGGGTTTAGGTATAGAGGCTTCTAGCTCTGCTTCTTCTATAGCTTCTACTTCTATACGCTCTTTTCGCTTCAGTTCTAACGCAGTCATTACGGGGGTTGTTTCGGCAGTTGCGCCGACCCCGCTAACGGTTATCGTTTCAGTCATCGTTATCGTCCATATAGTTACGCGAAAGGTCGTTGATTTCTCTTAATGCAGCGTTTAGACCCCGAATCACACCACATACCTCCCTATATTCGGCAAAGTCTTTAGCTCCGCCGGTTTTCAGGAAATCTTCGCTAGAGCCTTTCAGCTCCGTAATTTTTTGGTTCAGCACGTCAAAGACGGTAGTAGACAACGGATCACCTCCTTACTGGGGCATCTGCCCCTCTCTATTGGCTTTCGCCATGTCCAAAATAGCTTTTGCTTCGTCTAAGTCTTGTCTTGCATTAGCTTGGTCTGTCTGCGCTGCTATCCGGCTAGCCTCAATACTGGCAGTGGTGTCTGCTTTCTGGGCATCAAGCTGTAGACGGGCAGCATCCAGCTGCGAGTCGGCCTGATCTTTCTGGGATTTACGCTGTAGCTCGGCTTGTTTGAGCTGTAGCTCTTGCTGCTGCATCTGGACGATTGGGTCTTGGGCTTTTTGCTGCGCTTGCTGCTGCGCTTGTTGCTGCTGGTGCGTCTGAGTAAGTTGGATAGCTGCCTTAGACTGGAGCTGCGCAATTTGCACTTCTAGCTCTCTTGGTAGCTCTTCGTCCATACCCGGCAGTGGCGCGCCTATCTTCTCTTCGATCTGCTGGCGGTACATAAACGCCGTGTGCTCTGCTATGTGAGCCTGTAACGAAGACATGATTTGGTTCGCCATAGGGTTTTGCCCAATAGTTTGCATAATCATGGGGTCTTGCATGAAAGCTTGGTGGGTCGCTATATGCGCCTGATGGTCTTGGTACATAAACGCCTTAATGGGGTTACCCACTAACACACCCATATTTTCACCTACTGGATCAACAGGGCGCATATCGTCTTCAGTAGGTACAAGCTTGTCGGCGTTCTTAATGCCTAGGACCTCGATCATCTGGCGATGAAGCTGTGGTAGGTCATAGATTTGTGGGGCGGCCTGTGCCATTTGCAACACGGTTTGATACTGCACAACTCGTTGTGCCATCGTGCTGCTGTTGGGATCACTGACAGGAATTACTTCCACCATAGCGTAGTCGGCGCGTCGCGCACGAGGTTCACCACGGTCAGGCACATACAGATACTCTTCTGGCGCGTACTCAGCAATGATCTTTCGGAGTAACTTAAACTCCTGTTTCATCGAGAAATGGACGCGGGATTGCACCGCAGCCATTGGCTTAAGAGTACGCTCTAGTAAAGCGAGTGTGGTTCCAACAGGCGCGTTAGCACTCATATCGGATATGTTCATGTCGGAGATCGCCCCCAAACGTCGCCCTTCTTCGGTGATCTGCTTAAGCAGGGCAAAGAGAGTTTGACTCGGCTCCTTATAAGGGAGCGGCATAATGTTGTCGCGGATAGAACCGGACGGCACATCTACATCACGGAATTCGCCCGGTCCAATCGGTGTATCGTCACCCTTTACACGAAGACCCCTAGACTTGAGACCACCGGGGAGATTGGATAGGGTTCCAGCGTCCACGAGCTGACGGATAATACTAGTGCCAGCTTTAGCGTAACCACCAATGATATGAATGAGGCCGAGTCCATAAAATCCAAATCCGGGGACGTAAGCATAGTGTACGAAATGTTGACGTTTTAGTGTCAAGGGGTCGTCAGGGTTCCAGTTGCGGCGAATAGCTAGTATCTTACCAGTGCCCTTCTCAAGCGTTACCACGTAAGGCTTTGCAACTTGTAGGTCTTCTTCGTCATCCGCGCCATCCACACCGTCAATATTCAAGTCAGCGTGTACTTCTAGCACGGTATAGCGGTCATCTGAGGTCAGCGATACACCCGATTGCTCAGCTTTAGCTTCTTCAACGTCTGAGAAAAACGACATAGGGTCGCCAAGTTCCACGTCCCGATAGAACCCAGCGGCCTGTAGTTTAATCATTTCATTCTTTGTCTTGCGCATGACGTGTGTAACGCGCTCTGCGGACTCAATATTAGAGGCACCGTAGGGCACAATTACGTCTTCCGCAGGGATATATAAGGCAATCTGACGGCCCAAACTGGGGTCAAAGTACACCTTTTTGAACGCTGAACCGGCTAAACCGAGTGAATACAGTAGCCGCTCATGTTCAGGGCGGTATTCTACCATAACCTCGGTAAGCTCGTAATTCATATCTGTCTTAACACGTAAGGCAGCGTCTTCTTTGTCTTTAGTAGCTTCACCAAGAATCTTAGTCTTAACGGGACCGGCAGCGGGGAACGTCTCGCTCATGGCCTCAGCTTGGAACCGGATAGCGGCTTCCGCCAAAATGTTGCTGTATACGCCACAGGCGTTTTCCCAAGGCTCGGTTCGCTCTTCGTATTTCATGCCCAGCACGTCAAGACCCGCAACGTAGCTATCCGCCCAGTCACGTCGGGCGGCCATGTCACCTTCTACGGACTCACACAGATCGCCAGAGATTTCTTCTAGCTGGTTGTCTTCTAAGTAGTCAGCAAGGTTTGCATCAAACGGGGCGGCGTCAAGCTCCTCGATTTCTTCGCCGAAGGTAATTTCTACGCTGCCGTCTTCTAGCACTACCTCGACACCCTCGTCAGACATAGTATCTATAGCTATTACAGCTTCGGCTTCACCCATCTCTTCGATGCCCTCGGGCATGCCGTACAAACCTTTCTCGATAGCCATCTTATAATTCCTCTTTGTCCCACTTCTTCAGGGGGCACCACGCATCCATTAGCCAAACTTTAGCGGGCATAAAGCAGCCGCATTGCTTGCATATCTGTATCTTTTTTATCATATCTGGGCACTCGGCGCATATAGCCCCACGTTTCGCCACTACTTCTTGTCGCTCAGTTAGCTTAATATCCATTAGTAAAACGCCCCTTTATGCCTTCTAAACATCGGGTCTTCGTCCTGTTCGTCGGACGGCAACCGTATAAACCCGCCTTTGCGGAACCGCATCATCGCTAGGGACACGGAGTCCACGTAGTCATCGTGCTCACCCGCTGGAAAGCTAGCAACCTCGTCGATTACTTCCTCCGCCCAGTGTGTGTTAGGTGCCCAGACCATACCCGAGGCAAACAAATCCGATACAGCGTTAAGCCGGCTGATTTTATCGTTACCTCGCGTCGGAGTATACTCCTGTACAGGTATACCCATAGCCCTAAGCTCGTAGATCAGAGGCGATCCTGACGCTTTTTTCTCCACAATGAGCGCATCTGGCTCCCATCCCTCGTACTGCTCTACAGCCGTCTTCTTCAGCGTCGGAAACTCCATCCGTTCCCGATAGGCGTTGAGCAATATTATGTTTGTTTGCTGTACACCCGCGTCATCTGGGGCATAAAACACCCCCCACGTCGTACAAGCCGAGTAGTCTGCTCTGTTTGTCTTCTCAAACGCTGTATCCCAAGACTGCAATACAAAATCTACGGTTGGGGGTTCTTCTTCCTCCCACGTCTGCCACCATTCACGCTTAATTATGGCTGATGACTCTGATGTCGGCTGCTGCTGGTACTGCGCCATCCATTTACCGTTGGGCAGTTCCTCTTTTAGCGCGCTTAGCTCTTTTTTACCCCAGAACTCGGGCCATAATGGGTTCCCGCTGGGCATAAGAGCAGGGAACTCAATGACTTCCCACTCATCCCCGCCGCGTTGTGCAGATGATTTAAGTACCTTTGCCGTCAAATCCCGTAATGACCACCGTGTCATGACCACGACTATAGCCCCACCCGGTTGTAGACGCTGACGAGGGCCTGATGTGTACCACTCGTAGGTCTTGTCGTAAATATCCGGGTTTATTTCAGCTAGCGCTGCCTCTTGCTCGGAGTGCGGGTCATCAATAATGAGCAAATCCGCACCTTTACCAGTAACCGCACCGCCTACACCAATCGCGAAGTAGTCTCCGCCCTTGCTAGTGTTCCATCTTCCGGCTGCTTTACTGTCTGCTGACAGGTGCAACTCAGGAAATATGTCGCGGTACAGGTCTTGGTCGACCAAGTTACGTACTTTACGCCCGAAACCTACCGCTAATTCAGCGGTGTGGGACGTTTGAATAATCTTTTTGCCCGGATACTTTCCCAAAAACCACGCAGGGAGTAGGTAACTAGCAAACTCAGACTTAGTGTGACGAGGAGGCATGTTAATAATAAGGCGCTTACACTCACCACTAGCAACACGCTCAAATGCTTCAGCCATAATCCCATGGTGTCTTCCCGATATAAAGGTGGGCCACACTTGGTTTGTGAAATCTATAAACTTAGTTCGCGCTTTTTCTTTCTTTTTAAGCTTCGCTAAGTGCTCTAGTTCAGCGAGCAGCTTTTCTTGCTCTGGCTGCGAGAGTAGGGGTAAGACTTGAGGGAGGTCTTTGAGAGCTAAGCCGTCAAATGGGGTCGTTGATGTCTTCATCTTCTTCCTCCACGTCTGCCTCTTCAATATCCTCGCTGAGTACTCCCAGAGCTGCATCCAACCTTGTTTGGGTGTCATCTTCTAACACGCCAAGTTGGTCGTCTAGGGATACTGTTTCTACTACGGTAGCGTTAAGCAGGTTTTTAACCCTGTCTTTGATTGCTTTTTCTAGGTCTTCAGCGTTCTTGTAGTTTATCGTTACCTCACTACGCTCCGTGAAAATACCAATATCACTATGTTTGCCTAGTAGCTCAAGTGCTTTTAGCTCGTACCTTGGGTCGCCGCAGTCGGCAATCTCCATAAGTTTGTTTGTAATAGCAGCGCGCGCCTGCGCAGCATCCATAGCAAGTTGCTGTCCGTAAGTGCGCAAAAAGGTAGCCGCAGCAAAAGCTGTCGGATGGTTAGATAGGTTGGAGGGCTTCTTGGCTTCCGCCACTGCCCGCAGGAGTTCTTTCTCCCGCTCTACGTCTCCCTCCGTCATATCGAGGGGCGCGCCCAAAGCTTCTTGTAACTCTGCCGTATTTCCGGCAACAGCCATCTCATCTAAGAGAGTCTTTGGCTTCTCATCAGACAAGTCGTAGGGGACCTTGTGGTCCTTAGATGGCTCCACTTGTACAGTAGGCATATATTTTCGCAGGTAAGAATACCGAATGGGGGCAGTGTAAGCCATTGTTATACCTAGTGCAAGCAAAATGGGTGCGGGCCGGACGGTGTATAGCAACACTAATATGCGCATAAAAAGGGAGAAAATGAACACTAACAGGCGCACAAGACGAAAAGGGGGGGAAAAATGAACATGAGAAGCAACACTAACAGGCGCATAAAAGGAAAAAGCAACACTAGTGGCGCATAAAAGGAAAAATGAAATACGGCGCCTTTAATTTCACTTTTAAGCGCTAAAGTGAAA